TTGTTGACTGATTTCCTTGGGTTGAGGGATTTTTAGGATAACTTCTATTCTCTCAACCCGCGTTTCTAATTGTTCTATTCTCCGAAAAAACTTCTCACAGCTAACTGGGATTTTTTGGACTTTCCCACAGCTTCGTTAAGTTGCTGTTCTAAAGCCTCAATTGAGATTTCTTGATCAAAGTCTAAGAGGTTTTCCAACTCACACCCGGACGCTTGATCAATTGCATTCTTATACTCAGGAATCCCAACCAATAAAGCCTTAGCAGACTCGATTTCATCGTCTGCAATTTCATTTAAGAAAGCCAATTGTTTTGCTTTTTTAAATAGTTTAGCATCTTCCCGCCCGGAGTTTTGACCCGCAACAATAACGGCTTTAGTGTTAACGATCGCGTTATCTTTAGCTTTCTTTTGGGTCTTAACAACTGCATCATTGAGTTGATCTGTTGTACTCCCTTTGGTGATAGCTGATTTAGGCTGTTTCGGTTGTTCCGTCTGGGTTTGGGGTTTCCGTGAGTTCTGATATAACTCGGTAAGTTCCTGTTCCGTTGTGTTGTCGGTAGCTTGAGATTCTTGATAGGACATCGACTTTAAACTCCTTAAATAGTTGTGTTGTGTTTAGCATTAACATCTTCTGGAAAACTTCTATCTCGATAGATAAACCGTTGTTTAAACAGTGGTGATAGAGGCTTTGGAACTGATAGTAGGTATGGTGTGGGTATTTGGAACTAACAAAAATATGCAATAGGTACAAGATGTTTAATTCCGCCCAATCAACAGGTTTTCTTGTTATCCCCAAAACCCCTTTTCTGTCTGCGATTGTCTGGTGGGAAACCTTGAAAATCAACTGAATCTCTTTTGAGGAAAATGGTTCTAAAGCGTTTTCGTCTCTAAGATCTATTGTTTTCCTAATTCCCCCTTGCCTCGATCTAAAGTCGCCCATTCATGGCTTCCTATAGTCCTCCGTTCTGGGTTTACTCAGGCTTGATTTAACCTGATGTACCAATAGTAAACCCACCTCTAAGGGTGGGCATAGGGGAAAATACATCTGGGGTGGAATTTGCCACTACTGATTATTCTTTTCCTGCCATTCCATAACATAAAGCGTGTGTTTGCAAAATCGTTTCAATACATCTCGGTCAACCCATAAGTCCACAAAGGTATTATCTTGATTAATCGTTGCAATACAGTATTGACCATTAAGGTTTTGCCCTAATTTTATTTCCCCTTTTAGGTGATGGACTTCTTGAGAGTGTGAATAATTGTCCATTATATTTTTCCCTCTGATTGTGCTAACAAACCTAAGTGGCGACGAAATTGAACGTATTGGGGTTTAGGGTCGTAGCCTTTGCGACGGTGATTTTTTACCGTGTCAGGGTCGGCTCCTGTTAACAATGAAATTTGGTTGATGGATTTTCCGGTAAGTAAACGAAATTCATCTACAGATAGTTCTTTTTGTGCAAACATTGTAATAGCCTCAACTGGGTTAAAGAATGGGTTGGGGTGGGGCTGATCGGCTGATATCCGGTCAGCCCCTTTCAGTATTTGTGTTAATGTTATGCTGATTATATGCTAAACGACATAAAAAAACAATGGACAAAAGGTATAGAATTACGATTAAGATCCCTGCGTGGCATAATAAGCGATTAAGGGAATGGGCAGCACTCAAGGGTGTAGCACCCACAACCTTGGCGGGTAACGTATTGCAAGCTCGAATAGAAGCAAACGACCAACAAATTGTGGCGATGTTAAAGTCTCGGTCTGAGGATGAAGGATTAACTATTGAGGAATTTATTAAAAAGATTGTCAATGATTCAGATGATCAAGAAAAGCCCACTAGGTAGAGTGAGCTTCTTTGGAGTTATCGGGAATAAGGGCAGGAGTTGTAAGATTGTTTTAAATAAGACTGTTCAAACTATTTACAATTTCTTCCTTATTGATTTCATCATCTACAAATCTTTTTGCATTGATTGAATCAATTAAAAATTGAAAAGCTCTTGATTCAGTAAGATACATTGGGATATTTAAAACGTTGTCAAGTTCACCGTTAAATATTTTATTTGCTATTATCACGGCATCCTCAACATTTAGAACGCCATCATGCACCAACAATTCTACAACCCCAATTAATCCGCCATAGAATCCAGCTTTTAGTAAATCTGAATAATCGGGCTTCACTATTTTGGCTTTTTCGTTAATTTCAACGGTAGACTTATGAGCTAGACTGTTTTCTAAACAGTATTTGAAATCTTCAGCGTCTAGTGTTGAAAGTAAAATAACGCCCTTTTCACTTACAAACTTTGAGCCGGAATCTAATTCTTTAATATTCATCTTGTCTCCTTTGGTGATTGCTAAAACAAACTTAATTGACCTTCACTAACCGTTTTACTTTTGGGATTGTTCCACGACTCCCCCCTAGAGTTCACGCAATTTCGCCAGTGAGGGTAGGTTTTAAATGGCTTGCCTAGCGCGATAAACTTTTGAATTAACCGCAGTTCCTCAAGCCATATCTTGTAGGGTGAATGTTCCCTGATTCCGAAGGGGTAGCGGTCGTTGCAATACTTCCGGGCATCCTTAGAGTTGGTTTGTTCGCCCAAACAAGCGCATTGCATCTCATACTCAAGGAGGGAGTTTGATATTCGATTAATCGCATGATCACGCCACGATACTGATTTTTTCATTTCAACTACCTTCTGAACGATAATTCAACCAATACCAAAAAGCAATGATCTGGTAGTCGTAGCGACTTTTGCGGTAGACAAGATTCCACCATATTTTAAAGTTAACTGTGCAGTCATGGATTCCGTCATAGATTCCGCCACGGGTTTCGTCGCGCATCCGATCAAATAATTTCATTGTTTTAATCCTCTAGGGTCTGAGTAGTGGCAGTCATAGGCTTGTAATATTTAATTGAATGGGAACCTCGTAGCTTGTCAGCAAACCCTTTTTACTCATCTTTGCTAACTCAACCTGAACGTCTGCTATTTCAAATTGAATCTTTTTCTCGGCTCCCAATGGGGTGACTCCATCACAATTCAGGACTTCAATTAAATTCTCTAGGGTGATTTTTATATCCTTCTCAGTCCCATAAAGAAGGCGAATCATATAGAGGATGTAAGTAAATTTATTGATCCCCCCTGATATCAAGTCACACTGCAAGTTATAGATGTCTAAGTGTAGTTTTCCCTGTTTGTTCATCATTGTTCCCTGATTCTTTTCAACAGGGGACTTGTCTGCAAACTGAATAACGTTATCAATTGATTCAGACTCGGGTTCAACTTGTAACATGAGATTCTCCTATCTAATAAATGGAATTGCATTGTCTTTTAAAACCTCAAACCACTGCGCCTCTGTTGGCATCAGGTGTTCGTTATTTTTGAATGGATAAGGGAATATTCTCCTTGCTATTTTTGACGCTGCGATCGCATCTCTTTTTGTAGCAAACCAACCAGGAAAACGTACCCCAAACGGAATATAAGTTATCCCCCAATAATCATCATCAAGTCGGTTAACTGCCAACCATTTTCTAGCTGTGGCTTGAGCTTTTCCTAGTCCATAAATTGTCTGTGTTGTAATTGTTTTTCTCATGTTCTCCTTGTCCTTGTAATAACCGATGTCGGGGTTCCTTTCCAGTTTTCTTCAATAAAAAACTTGTCACTACCTAGAAGGTTTAACCTTTCACATTCCTTTCTAGCTTCGCTGTGTCTTGAACTTGAAAATACAACTTGACCTAAACTATTCTTGACTACAAAGCCTCTAAACTCACTCATTGTCCTCCTGTTAATTTGTTAAAAAAAGGGGTAGTTCAAGGGTCTTTCCTACCCCGCCACTCGTCTTACTTACACAAACACAAACGATTAAATGATTTTTGTCTAAACATCACCTCCTTTCTGTTGATTTGAAGTTATGCGATCGCCAATTCCCCTGAAGACGGATTAACCTCAACAATCTCCCCCAAGGCAAGAATAAAAACCTCTGTTTCCTGTCCTATAGTTTCCTCTCCATCACTCCATTCAGGTTTGGGGATGCCCTTGGTAATTCCTATTAATTCAATAGTGAATGATGGAACTTTTAAGCCATAGCCGTTTCTAAACTCAATATGGGTGATGGGTTTGTCAAATCGGACATCATAATAAGGATCGATTTTTCTGTATTCCTCTTTTTTGACCCCCGATGCAATCATGTCAAACCATTTTCTTTTAATGGCTAAAACTAATGTGTTCATAGCCCTTCTCCTGCTCTCATTAACTCATTAATCCATTTGGTTCGGAGGCGTTTTGCCTCTTTCTCACTCTCGCAGGGCGGCTGGTACTGACTAGAAAGAATGGTGTTTCCCTTTAATAGAAACCACTTGATACCTGTTAACCACCAATCCCCCTCTCTTGTTCCCCAAAGTTCGACACCTTCTGGCATCGCGCAGTAATCCTTGTCATAATTTGAAGCTATTATTCGGACTTCTGATGCGTTCATAATTTCTGTGTTGTAGAGTTTTGAATTGGGGGAATTTCACCCCCGGAGTTAATTTAGATTTGGTAGAGTTGAATGATTTAGAACACAATATCGCTATCATGATCAGGTGATCCGGCGAGAGCTAATTGATTTTCTTGGGGTGCGATTAACGGGCGATCTGGTAGGTTTGTGAAAGTAAAATCTTTAGTGTCAGCATCAAAGCCGACAAAGTAATCCTTCCAATTCTCAAGAGTTGGTTTTTCGTACCCAACAACTTTACACGCCGGGGATTTGATTTTATCCCCTACCATCTCGCGCTTGACGTTAAAAACGAAGACACATAAAGATTTAAAAGGTTGTTTCTTTGTGTGTGGCTTCATGTTATTAACGATGCGGTGACAGTTTGTCATGTCTTCAATAAAATTATCCCACTCACCCGCAAAACTACCTTGTGCGCCACCTTTGAGTTTTAAACTCAAGGGAATTTGATGGATGGGCTTATTGTTTTTGTCTAAAAGGATCACATCAAAAGCCTGAAAGTTTTTAACGTTCGGATCGTCTTTGTAGAGCGACCGCTTGTAATAGCCGATAAAAACATTTTGTTCTTGTTTCTTTGATTCTTTCTCATCCAAAGCCAAGCAGGGAGTCCGAGGGCATACCAGCATTCGCATAGACGTAAACAACAAACCTCGATCTGTTTCTCCACTATTGAAAACATAGTCGATTAGTTGATCTTCTTCCCAACTTAGCCACCCAGCTTTTGCAGCCTGACTAAGAGGTACAAAATATCCGCATTGAGTAGGATCTTCGCCTCGAAGTGCTTGGATACGAGGGAGTTTGACGTTTGGATCAATGTACTCCTCGGATGCAAACTCATCTCGGATGACGGACTTAACTTCAACTGGTTTAATTCCGGCAATTTCAGTTTGCATAACTTCGGTTTCAGTGGTTTTTGTTGTGGTTTTCATTGGATTTCTGTTAGGTTTATTTAGGCTTAATCGCACCGCCCCAACGCCCGACTATCGCACAATCAGGCGTAAGGGAAAAACGATTAATGGCTTAACAAATACTCAGAAACAAGACTTATTTCTTTTTTGTCGCGGTAGCCGTCATTCCCATTTATGCCAGAAAATAAACTTTTGGAATAGGTGTCTTTGACGTGGGAGTAGCCGAAAATAGCTTGATTCCCTTTGACTTCTTTCAGTATGAGCATGGTTTTATTCTCCAAGAATTGAATTAATTAAAGTGTTAAATTCTTTCATTGTTCCCCGTGGAACTCGTTTGATGATTGCCGGAATTAAAACCTCGTCAATCTCAACACATCGGGCGTTAGTCTCTTGTTCGTGAAAGGGGATTGAATCTCTTTCCTGAATAAGATTGGCAAATTCTTTAGCTAACTCTTTGACATCATCCATCACGCCACCTCCTCCTCAGTCCATGACTGCTCAATTAAGCAGTCGGCGGCGAGTTGAAATGAGCTATGGCGGGACGTCCCGTATTGATACCCTTTTCCGTGAACTAACATCTCGGAAACAGCGTAAAAATCAGATTTGTACTGGACTATAAAGCCTAGTTTTGTTCCTGATTCATAAACTGCCGTTCCCTGTTGTTTGGCTAGTGCCACAATCGTTTCTTGAGAGGGTGAGGGTTCAGTAACAGGTTTTGATTGAATCTGTTCCCAGTAATTCAAAATTTGATTGTCGGATAAGTGTGTGGCACGACCATCTGTTAACTCAATTCTCACGATATCCTCCTTATATTTGACGGCTAAAATCTCATCAGGCTCGTAGCTACAAGTACCGCAGGAATCCCACGCCAGGACTTGTACAAGAATTTCTTTATTGCTTGCCAGTGCCAAAGCTTCTTTCAATGCGGGAGACTGGACTTGAGTGGAAATTGTTGATATCATTGTTTTTGATTGGGTTTTATCCCGTAAGGCGGTTGGCACTGATGTTGTAGTCGGGTGCTGACCGCTTTTGGCTTTATGTAAATAAATCTAACACGAACAAAAACTTATGTCAAGGGGTTGACAAATATTTTTTTATGGGTTAAGGTTTAGACAGTTAATGACTGACTTGATACACTTGATTAACCAACAAAATAAATAGGAATATTAATGGAAAAGATAGAACAAGCATTTGATAACATCCTTCCTACATGGAAGCAAGTTCATAAAAGAGAGAGTGAAGCTCTTTATAGTAAAGGTGAATTACGCATTAAGCTTATTTATTATAAAGGTGAAAGTCAATCTTCTGTAAGTAGAATGGGACAAACATTCTTTAAGGTAAGAAAGAACTCTCATGAGGAGGCATTACTAAGTGTTAAGGAATACTTAGATAAGGCATTCCCTGGTATGAGTTAATTATAAAACAAGGAGAACTAATGATTGTCTTGTTTCTTGACTGACTTGATACACCTAATCCGAAAGGAATAAGAAGTCTATATGGAAAGAGGAATAAGGTATTCCTCTTAGATTACTACTTAACAATCCACCCAGGGATAAAGCTATTGTTCATCAAGCATATCTTGATGGGCAATAGCTTTATCCCAAGCAACTTCTTCACTCGACCCTACACCCTTAATAATGTCATTACCAATAGTATGATTTGCTTTACCTTCATACAGAATGAAGTAATTATTGTATGTACTTTCTTCAAACCTCTTAATCTGAAGTTCCTGGATAGTAGGGTTTTTCTTGTACACAATGATAAACTTAAACTCATTAGGACTTATTGAGTTAGATGATGTAGTAGTAACTTTATACCCTGTTCTTACTTCATAATCCTGCATTAAGAGAGCCTTCTTATACTGTCTTTCAGACCCATACATTTCAATATGGAGATTTTCTAAGTCATCTTTTAATTGCTCAATAGCCTGTTGAATTTGTGTCTTTCTAGCTTCATACTCAGTTGAACTTAAAAACATACCTGTTCTCCTAATTAGTTTTAACAGAGGCTGATGGTTAATGATTGTCTTGTTTCTTATGTTTCTTAACTGACTTGATACTTTATGTAAATAAATCTAACACGAACAAAAACTTATGTCAAGGGGTTGACAAATATTTTTTTATGGGTTAAGGTTTAGACATCTTTTAGTTAAAGGGAAAAATGGAAACCAAAAAGAAAGATAGAGTAAGACCCGATGAATGGGTACATGGGGAAAGGAAAAAGCAAAGGTCAATGATGTTGACTGACTCAGCAGCAAGGATGCTAGGGCAAAAAGCCTTAGACCTTGGGATCACAAAGTCCGAAGTATTAGAGCGTGCTATAAGAAGCGGTGGCTTAGATTTAGCCGATAGTTTTCAATTTGCAAAAAACAATTAACCCAATCACCCTCGTATGTTTCAAATCTCAATAACGGTCACAGTTTTGGCTTTAACTATAATGCTGCCATTACTGGCTTTGGAGTCAGTCAACAGAGGAAGTGGAAGGGGAGAAAACAAGACCCCACCGCCAAAAACTCAAACCCTTGAGTATGGAAAATTTGCAGCGACAACACCAACAGATGAATCCCCAGAACGTGGGGACGGGAGACGCGAATGAGAAGTTTTATTTCAATTACAAGATTAGCCTTGGTGCATCCCAGCAAGTGGGAAGTGGAGGCTGCATGATTGTCATTAGAAGCGGTGATAGAACAAGCCCAATCCTTACCGATTGTCGGCTAAGTCCCAAAGCAAACGCAATACTGGCTTTTATTCTTTCCCACCCTTCCCCATGGGTTTTAAAAGTTAACGATCTTTGGCATTCAGAAACAGATGATAACTCGGTATTAGGGAGTTTGTCCGAGCTTTACAAAACGGATTATTTACTATTTTTCCGGTGGCAACTTCTGAGTGGTAATTGGGTAGAGGAGTATTTGATTTTTGAATCCTTGAGATTGAAAAATGACTACCTTCGAGTCCTTCCAGATGATAGGAAGCAATACATTTGTGACCCTCGCCCACCAGCTTACAAACGATTGGGGGGAGCATGATTGACAGCATCATTGACGAGCATTTTGGCGGCTATTCCGTTGTCCGTGTTGATTATCTCGAAATAACTGGGGATGCTTGCGCGGCTCAGATATTGCATTCCCTAGAGTATTGGACAGCCCACCGATTCAGGGAGATTGAACGAATAGAGCAACAAAACGCCGAGGCAATCAAAAACGGGGGTCAAATTACTCCGGTTCCTAGCGAGTGGCTCTATGAAAAGATTCAAACCTTTGTCGATGCCATCTGTGGGACGTTTAAGCGCAACAAAGTGATCGAGGCTTTGAAGCTATTGAAAAATAAGGGTTTCATCGAAAGCAAACCTAGTTCAATCCCTAGAGATCAAACCCTTCTCTACAGATTCAACGTTGAACAAGTAGAGCAATCATTGAGGGAAGCCAAGGCTAGTAAGGGTTTTAGCTCCAAAAGGAAAACCAGATCCCAGAGTTTAGATATAAACGATGAGAGTTTAAATTCAAACCCCTCCCAGAGTTTAGATTTAAACCGCCAGAGTTTAGATTTAAACAGTGTACAGAGTTCAGATTTAAACTCTGATCTTTATATAATTCATGATCTAAATATTCAAGTCTTAAATTCAAAAGACCCCCTTACCCCCCAAGGGGAATCGGAGTGGGGGGGGATTCCAAACGAAACCGTTTTAGTTTCAAACGAAGACCACGGACAAGAGGGTACAGAGGACTTGACTCCTCACCAAAGCCCAACACAAATCACCGCTACTGAACAAAATCTTAATCCGGGGGTCAGACTTCCCGCCGCCGTCGAGCCTGATTCTCGATTTCTGCCAACAGACACAACCGCAGAAAATATGGCGACCTGGAACGCAATTATCAAAACCGGAGCCATGCGCGGCGAACGTTCCCCCGACCCTGAATTTTTGGAATATTACCGGGTGCTGTTAAGCAAATGCACCCATTACAGAGGGAAGGATTGCAACTCTAACCACGCCAAATCTTCCCTAGCTCAGAAGTGGAAATCCGAACCGCTAAAAATTCTGGCCGATGCCGAAAGTTGGCTCAAAGCAAAAGCTAAAACCACAGCCTCAACACAAGTCAGAAGCACTAAAGACTTATCCCTAGAAGAAAAAATAGCGGTTCTCCAACGGGTTCAGGATCGCAAAAACTCACAAGCCAAAGGAGCCTAACCATGCTTGATATGCAGACTTTCATGATCGGAGTGTCCAACCTAGAAGCGAACTTCCCAGACGCGATTTTTACCGAATTGAAGTACGAAGTCTGGTTTGAGGAACTTTCTAGCCAACTTTCCTCAGACGAATTTGAAACAGCAATCCGAAAAGCGATTTTTAAATTTCGAGCTTGCCCCACGGGAGAAGACCTTTTAGCACTCGTTAAAGAGTCCGACCGTGAATTGGTATCTAATTGTTGGTCAAGATGCCTAGAATCGCTCGCTAACCGCCTCCCGTTAAATAATTTGGATGATGCTACCCAGTACGCAATTTTCAAACTCGGTGGGATATCTCACCTTGGATCGATTGAAAGTACCCAACTGCAATACCTGAGCAACGATTTCAAGATCCACTGGCAAGCCTACCGAAAATCCCCGCGAGAATTTGAGCGCCCAGTGCAAATCATTCCCCCTGAGCAACGGGAATTCAAACCCAATGGACTCAAGCCAGAACTTTCAGAGGAACAACGGGTAAAAAATCAGGAATTTCTAAATAACCTGATCGCCACAAAAATGAGTAAAAACTTAAACGGAGCGAAATAAATAATGGAAGCAGTAATCATGCAAAACGTCGAGGCTGAGGAAGCTGTTTTAGGAGCCATTCTCTTAGACCCCGAAGCTATGGGGAGAATTGCAGAAACATTAGAACCTAAGTCTTTTAGCTTGCGATCGCATCAAACGATTTATAAGGCAGCTTTAGCTTTATATTCCGAGGGAGTAACACCGGATTTGATGACCGTCACAACTTGGTTATCCGATCAGAAATTACTTGAAAAAGCCGGGGGGCAATTAGGGTTAACCCGACTATTAGACCGCACCGTTTCTGCCACAAACATCGATCAATACGGTCTATTAATCTCGGATAAACAAACCCGAAGAAACCTAATTGAATCTGCTTACGAAATTATCAAACTAGCAGAAGATACCAGTCAACCTTTAGAGACTGTAATTCAAAAATCAGAAGAACAAATTGCCAATATTTCCCAGGGGAAAAGTCAGCAAGATTTAGTTTCAATTGGTGAAACCCTGATTGATACCTTTCAGGAAATTGAAGATCGGAGTGAAAGCAAAATTCCCCCCGGTGTTCCCTGCGGTTTCTATGATTTAGATGCAATGACAGGAGGTTTTCAACGTTCAGATTTAATTATTATTGCGGGTAGACCGTCCATGGGAAAAACAGCCTTAGCAGTCCAGTTTGGTTTTAAGATTGCTAAAAAAGGATTACCCGTTGCGGTGTTCAGTTTAGAAATGTCCAAAGGTCAGTTAGTCCAACGACTTTTAGCAGGGGAAGCAAAAATCGAAAGCACGCGGCTGCGGTCGGGAAATATTCAGCAAGATGAGTGGGA